ACATTACTTACTTCGTGATACGGGTATGCTCGCATGAACACCGACCCACTCGTTAAATTCACAAACTCCATAAAATCCGCATTGTCCAAGAACGAATTGTTGCTCTTGTCCACAACCAAAATAATTTTATTTTGGAAACTGAGCAGCGGCATTGTTCCCATATTTCGTCCGTGATTTTCGTAACTGTATGTTCCATCCAACATGTATGACTGATATTGTTTCAAAATTTCGGCTAAATTTGAATACATGTGTTGATTTGTCGATTTGAACCGCAAATGAATAATAAGCGGGTCGCTGGAGTTGGGACATGTTAAACTGGCGGAAGATGTGGTTGTGCCCGGGCTACCCATGGCGTAATCTTTTATTGTTTTCATGACGGCAGCAAATGGGACGCTGTTAAATGTTTCCTTTACATAAAAACTGTCACTTGTGCTGGTGGAGACAACAGGACTATTATCAATTGAGTAAATCTCAAAATCGAGACACCTTACCCCTTGTTTAATAACGGCTTTCAAATTACAAATATCGACCACATCATTTTTATAAGAGCCGCCACTACACGCATTGTATGCGGTTTTGACATAGTAATCATACAAATTGCCACTTAAATCCGCTACACCCGAACTGATTGGGGATACATTGCCGTTGATACTTGGGTATAAAGTATTCATGTAATTACATTCTGTCTTGTTGAGTTGTGTAACCTTTATTATATACAAAACAACAATAAACAATATTGACAATATCATTGCTAAAATCATATACGAGACAAACCCTTCATTGAGATTTTTTAAGGTATTCAAAACATTAGTTGCTTTTGTGGACATTATCTACTATATCATATTATTTTTTTGTCTAACACGGGGGTAAACCCCCGTAAGCCCCCCTCCCGAAGGGAGAGTTTGGACCAACCTTTGCTAAAGGTTGGAAAAATCATAGTTTGTAATAAAAAGGTTTAGAATTAAATAGTTATATATATTAGCATACAAAATGGCAGGCGGACTTATGAATTTAGTAAGTGAAGGTCAACAAAATATAATCTTGAATGGAAACCCAAGCAAAACGTTTTGGAAAGGCACATATCAAAAATACACGAATTTTGGAAAACAAAATTTTCGCCTGGATTTTGAGGGAACACCTCAACTGAGGCTTACCGAGGAGTCCACGTTCATGTTCAAAGTCAAGAGGTATGCGGATCTCTTGATGGACTGTTATATATCTGTTGCAATACCCAGCATATGGTCTCCAATACTTCCTCCTCAAACCATTCAAAATGCGGATGGGTCCACTACATACACTGACTGGCAGCCATACGAGTTCAAGTGGATAGATAACTTGGGCGCCCAAATGATTAGCAATATTCGAATTACCTGCGGTAACCAGACCCTACAGGAGTTTTCTGGTCAATATCTGTTATCCGTTGTGCAGCGCGATTTTACCGGGTCCAAGAAGAATTTATTCAACCAGATGATTGGCAATGTTCCTGAATTGAATGACCCCGCAAATGCGTTGGGGCGCGGCGGGAAATACCCAAATGCGTTTTATACGGATAGCCCAGCGGGCGCAGAGCCTTCGATTAATGGGCGCATTTTATACATACCGATGGGCGCGTGGTTCAATCTCAAGACCCAAATGGCGTTCCCGCTTGTGTCCCTACAATACAATGAACTTCACGTGCATGTGACGTTCCGACCGATTAATCAACTGTTCAGGATCCGCGATGTATTTGACGTTGCGAATACTTTCCCATATGTCGCTCCAAACTTCAACCAGTTTTATATGCAGATGTATCGGTTCCTACAAACACCTCCCGATGTCGAGTTGGGAATCGCTTCCTATTTGGATACAAGGTCTATTTGGAACTCTGACATAAACATGAACTGTACATACTGTTTTCTCTCGAATGATGAGTCCCGACTCTTCGCTAAGAATGAACAAAAGTATTTGTTTAAACAGCCTCGCGAGAGAGTGTTCTACAATGTGACTGGGCAAAATAAAGTTGACTTGGACTCCTTGGGCCTTGTCAGCGGATGGATGTTTTATTTCCAGCGTTCCGACGCAAATTTACGCAATGAATGGTCAAATTACACAAATTGGCCGTATAATTACATGCCGTATGGAGAAGAAGATGCCCCAACAACAGGCACCTATCCAAATCCTACGCCTCCTCCAGCAACCTTGGGTCCGGGAACAAATCCTGACGGCTCACCATCTGGACTAATGATAACGGGCGTATATAACCCAGCAAACATTAAAGACATCCTTGTTGGACTTGGGATACTTCTTGATGGACAATATCGAGAGAACATATTGCCTGCGGGGGTTTTCAATTATGTTGAAAAATATACGAGAACTGCTGGAGATGCGCCGTCTGGACTTTTTTGTTATAACTTTTGCTTGAATACTTCTCCTTACGATCTGCAACCTTCTGGGGCCATGAATATGAATCGATTTACAAATATACAATTCGAATTTTCGACAATCACTCCTCCGCTGGATCCATTAGCACAAGTGCTGACGATTTGTGATCCAGACACGGGCGAAATCGTGGGAATCAATAAAAAAAATTGGCAAATTTACAGTTACAATTACAATTTATATGTTATGGAAGAGCGAATTAATATGGTCACATTTGTTGGCGGAAATGCGGGGCTAACTTATTCAACCTAAATAAAAAAATGATTTAAAAATACATTATATCCAATAATATATAATGACTTGTGGGTATATTTACAAAATAGAATTCCCAAATGGGAAACATTACATTGGATTAACGACTACTTCATTGAAACGTCGTCAAGGACAACATAAACGTGCAGCAAAAAATGAGGATCCAAGATGTTTGTATAAAGCATTAAGAAAATATGATATGATAGATACTTTTGAACTTATAAAAATAGATACAGCAGAAACTCTGGAAGAATTATGTGAACTTGAAATTGAATATATTCAAGAGTATAATTCATATTATTTGAATGAGAAAGGATATAATATGACGTTTGGAGGAGAAGGATTTGTCGGTTATATTCGTACAGAAGAGGATAACCGAAAAAATAGTGAAAGAGTAAAAAAGCATTATGAAGAAAATCCAGATAGAGCAAAAGAACAAGGTGAAAGACATAAAGAATATTGGAAAACTACAGGATTAAGACAAAAAATGAGCGAAACAAAGAAAAAATTTCACAAAGAAAACCCAAATGCAGGAAAGGCCCACGGCGAAAGAATGAAAGAATATTATGAAAAAAACCCTGAAGAAAGAGTAAAATGTAGTGAAAGAAGTAAAAAACAATTTGAAAGCCCGGAAGCAATACGAAAATATTTGGACACACAAGGAAAAAACAAACCGTTTGATATATTTACAATAGATGGAACATTTATAAAAACATTTTGTTATCAATTTGAGGCAAAACAATATTTACAACAAGAATATCACATTGAAAAAAATATAAAGATATGTGATGTTTTATCAGGAAACAGAAATAATTCAGTAGGATTTGTATTTACATATAAGTAATTTTAGAATGTCGAGTATACCATAGTATCTACCTCATATCGGGTCAATAATCCATCATTTACAAAGGATAAAATTTCGCAAATTACATCCTCGCAAAGAGGTGTCCCTTTTTTCAACACCCTAACTTTCTCCGTATACTCGGGTCTCGCATACAACGCAACATACAAGCCAATAAATTCTTGAATAGGACCAATATGTGTTACATGTTTTATAAGCGAATATATTGCGGCAATACAGCTATCGATTACAGTGCTTTTTTTCAAGTCAAATAAAGCCAACAAACTTTGAAATAGTTTATATAAACGGATATCATTTTTTACTTCCAAACAATGTTTTATTTGAACAATATATCCCTTGACCTTTTTACAGTGATAATATTCATTGGTTTGGATTGGACACACAACGTGCAACATTTTATCTGTGAAGACAAAATATTGTATCTCAATATCAGTCGCCTCAAAATCCTTTGTGATTTTAAATGCCGACTGTTTGTGCTTTATTATTGCCGCTAGTTCATCTTTCTGTATACCTGGGGGCATATTTTCATTTTCAATTCGCTGATGAAATAACGCGATTTTCTTATCATAATAGTGTCTATTTCGGTCCGCAACCATAAGAGCGCGACCGTATATATTTGGATAATATTTTATGGCAGCTTCAATCACTCCATCTGTAGCTGACTTGGCTTCTGCTATTATATCGAGTAATTGTTGCTCTAATGACATTTGATTGTAATAATAAATATGACAAAATAATCAAATAGTAATCAATTTTTTACACGGGCCACTTTTGAAAAATCCACTTTTGAAAAATCCACTTTTGAAAAAAGTGGAGCAAAAGAGGGACTTACCCCCAGAGCGGATTTGGACCAACCTTTTCCAAAGGTTGGGTTCCCTTATTTTAAAATTCCGCATTGGATGGGATTGGTCCGTCGTCCACAAATTCGCCAGACAATGTTAACCGCTGAGGATATTTGGGATATTCGCGTGACGGAGGTTTGTATCGTTTATTGAATAATTTCATATCTTCATTAAACGACGCCCTCCATATATTGACACCATAATCCATTGTAATTGGGTTGTTTTCATCTGTAATCACTGTAGCCTGTGTTCCAATATCCG